CCGAGCTGTTAACAAAAAGGTTAATACTTATTAAGGCCGACGCCATCGCGTCGGCCTTTTTTGTTGTTCGCCGGGCCGCCGGCCTCGGGCCCGCCGGGGAAGAGGCCGCGCTCCGCCGGGGCCGGGGAGCCGCCGGGCCCTCAGGGGCGGCAGACGGCGGCAGCCGGCTACAATCGCGTGAGGGCGAGGGCTAGCTCGGAGAAAATTAAAGTTTTTTTCCAACACGCAGATGCAGTTTTTTTCATTTCTTCGGCCGTCATGTCTCCGAGCCGGTCAGCCGCAAACGGGCCTTTGAATAAATAATAATCTTTGTCAACTTGTACCAATACAAAAACGCCGACGGACGCCGCGCCGAACAGCCGCAGCCACGCGCGTTGTATCGGCGTAAAGCTCGGCACGCGAACAGGGGTCTCTGGTCTCTTGGGATAACACGGTACAAACTTCAGTTCGAGCAGCCCGACGCGCGGCGGGCACAATGGAATTTTTGTCTTCGTAGCAAACAACACATCCGGCACGCCGGACGAATAGCGATCCTCAAGCCGCTGCAGCGCGAGCCGACCATCCTTTTTGAGCCCCGCCTGTACAACTTTCCACAACGTTTTCTCACTCATCGCTCAGTCCTCGTGGGCAGGTCATCCGGAAACGGCAGATGTTTATCAACGTCGCGCGGATCTGGCAGGGCGCGCTTGACGATCTTCAAAAGCTCATCGTCGTCTTCGCTTGCATGGAAGATCGGAACGCCGGAGCGCCTCGCGATTTCCATTTCCATTCGCGTTCCGAGCGACGTCTGCCATCCTTGTAGCACATACATCGCGTCGCACCTTCGGATCTGCTCGAAGTCAGACCAAAGCAGGTCAATCGTACTAACAGCGCCGTCGATCATATACGTATTCTTGTGCGGGCAGATCACCGACGCTCCGGCGTTCATCAGCATGATCATGGCGGCCTCGGCCGCGCGCACATTTTCGTTAAGCTTGGCATACGTCGGCGCGGTATACGGGCCGGACACGTAAACAAGAAGTCGGCGCGGCGATTTTGTCATCACTTGCTCCTCAGCAATTCCACCGGCTGCGAGCCCCAATCGGCTTTAAGCTCGGCCTCAACAACGATCGGTACCTTAAACTTGATCGCGTTTTCCATGATCCGGATGCTTTCGCTGAAAGCCTCGCGGCCCTCTTTAGTATCTGGAACGGACCAATCTAGTTCGTCATGAATAGTTAAGAGCGGCGGTCCGAGCACGTCGCAGACTCCGCTTTCCCATATGTCGAGCATCGCTTTCTTCATAAGGTCGGCCGCCGAGCCTTGGATCACGGCGTTTAGCGCCTTGTAGGTGAATGCACGCTTGATTCCGCCGCGCGGCCTCGGCTGCGAGCGAATCCACGCCAACACGGCCGCTCCGTCCGTCGTCGGTTCGTTCGCTTGTCTCCACTGCACCGATAAGTTCCAGTCGGACGGTTCGAAGAATATGAAGCGTCGCCGGCGGCCTAAAATCGTTTTGACGTGTCCGCGATCTCGCGCCACGTCGCCGGCTTCATACATCGTCCGCTTGATAAACGGAAGCATACGATGATAATTGCCGAGTAGCTCGCGCGCCTCGGCTTCCGGTAGCCCAAGCGACGCGGCCAACTTCGCGACTCCCATTCCGTACACAACGCCGAAATTGATCGCCTTCGCCAGCTTCCGTTGTTGCTTCTTGTCAATGTGATCGCCGAAGCCGCCAGCCTCATGCACCATTTCAGCGCAAGCAGCGTGGAAGTCTACGTCTGGATCGGCGTTGAATATGTCACGAATTTTTTCGGAGCCTTCGCCTCGGGCGTAGTGCGCCAAGATCCGCAGCTCGATCTGCGAATAGTCGGCGCGGCCCCACAGCTCGCCAGCCTCGGGGACGAATAGGGATCTGATCATGGGGCCGAGCTCTTCGTCTCGCGACGGAACGAACTGCATGTTCGGGTTCGAGCTAGAAAAGCGCCCCGTTACCGTTCCGTATTCCTCGGTCCGTAGTTGGTGAAATTGCGTATGGATCTTTCCGTTGATCTCATTCGATAGAATGGATGACTCAAGAAATGTCCCAAGCAGCTTGTCCCACCGGCGTGCGTCGAGCACGGCCGCGCCGATAGGATGCGACACTCTTCCGAGCCAGCCTTGCTGAAACTGCGGAGCGTTTGTCTTCTCGGTTCGGTTGTATTCGACGCCAACGGAATCGAATGCGACGGCCAACGACTCGGCCGCCCAAAAGTCCACTTCGCGGCCCGCTATTCTGTTAAGGGCTTCCGACGCCGCGTTTCTCTTCTCTTGCACATACAGCCTGATGCTTTTGACGCGCTCGGTATCGATACGAACGCCGCGCCGGCGCATTGCCAAGAGCAGCGGTATCAGCCGCTCCTCAAGCTCGAACAAATCCCAAAGGCCGTCTTCCTTGAGAAGCGCGCGTTGCTTTTCAAACACGCGCAGCGTTCGATTAGCGTCGGCCTCGGCATACGGCCCGACATACTCTGGCGGCAGCTCCCAAATGTGCGAATGCGCGGATTCGCGCCGCCAGCCGCGCGCCTCGCACGCCGCGAACAAAAGCTCTTCGTCCTTGCCTTCGCCAAGATATGCAAGAGCAAGAGAGTCAAGATTGTATGTCCGGCGATTGTCGTCGAGCACGGCCTCAGCGTGTTGCACATCGTAGAACGGACCGGCCACGGGGACGCCGGCTTCGTACAAGTAATCGAGATCGTAAATGATGTTTGCGCCGACTTTCGCTTGTCCTTTGCGGCAGAGCTCCGCCTTTGCCCAAGAAATGACGGCACTCCGGGGCAACTGTTTTCCGCTCGCGCGATGGTCGAACGGGAAATACCATTGCTTACCGGGGACCGCGACGGAGATTCCGACGATAAAGCCGCCGCGCCGGACGGATGGGCCGAGCTCCTTTAGATCCGGATCGCACGTCTCGGTATCGATTGCGATCAGGGAATGAGAGGACAAGTCGGGGAGATCTTGAGGGCACTGCCAGGCCATCGGTTTTCCTTTATATCGTCAACAGAAATTCGGACACGTCCTTGCGCCTATCGTCGCGCGCCCAAGCAATGTGGCAGCCTCGGCATCCCACATCGTCGTATCGCCAAGCCTCGACGGAGCGCCTCGGCTCGCCGATAAACCCTTTGCTATGATGCCACGCATCCGAATTGCATAGCGCCGGATTCACGCGCACAACAACGCCGCTTAATGGCAACACTCCGTCGTACCGAGTCTCGCGCGTCTGATGCTTGTGGCCGACATGGATTTCTCGGCACGTCGCCTTTGACCAAAGATCGCGCGCTTCGTTGGAGAAGATTTGCGCGAGCCGGTTCGGCGGGCACTCGGCCCCGTGATCGTATCCTAACAACACGCCGCCATGCATTCGGTACTTACGGGGATTAGCTCGAAGGTCGATCCGCACGCGGCCGATGTTGCGGTACCGTTGAGCCAACGCCGCGATCAGCGTAAAAGACGATGTGACATCGTGATTCCCGGGGACATACAGAAGCTCGACGTACCTTGCGATCTCAAGAGCGCGCTCTACCATATAGCTTAAACACCGCAGAGCGGCAAGATATACTCTTGCGTACCTTGTATCGGTATCGAGAGGGTGATCGCCGTGAGCAGTCTTCATTCTGCAACTGTCGAAGTGCATGAAGTCGTTGCCGATCGGCATGATGATATGCTTGATAGGATACTGCCGAAGCTCTTCTACAATGTCGTCGATTGAGTTATAGATCCGATGGCACGCGATATCCACGTCCCAATCAGCGCCGGTCTCGGTGCTCCAGGCGTAGCTCCCGATGTGCGCGTCCCACAGTCCCCATGACACGATCTGATTTTGCTTAGCCGGCTTGGGGGCCCTGATGGTATTCTTGATCGGCTTGACGTTCTCGCGGACAAACTGCAAGATCGCGTCTTCCAATTGCTCGGAAATAACACGCTGGCACGTTATCTTCGATTGATACAACCGGACGGTCTTATGTGATCCGGTCGGGAGCTTGTAGAAGCCACTCCATACGTTGCCTTTGTACCACGTCGGAATCCACCGCTTCGGATCGAGCTTGCAAGCAGCCATCATTTCTTGCTCGCTCATCGGCCGGTCGATTTTCACGGCTTCTATGGTTCCGTCAACTTCCGTCCGATCTTGCACGCTGCCGACGTCGGCCGGGGGCGGCCCACCGGAAACATCGGGCTTGATTACGGCGCCGCCGGCCGGAGAATAGCATCGAATCCAGCGTCGGACGGTTGTTTCGCCGACTTTGTGTTTGTCGGCAATATCTTGCAGCGACCATCCTTTGCGCCGAAGCGCAACTGCATCAGAGATCCTCGGATCGTTGCCTTGAGCCGCCGGTTCTTGATTCGCGCGCCGCTTATTCTTTCGCATTTATTTCCCCGTTCTGTAAAAAGACTCCGATGCTATGCCAAAGCCAAGGAAACTTTTCGCCGATATAGCGAATGATGGTCATAAGAGTATTCCACGGCCTTGCGTTTTGCATGTCGTATACATCGATCCGCGTCCTATTCATGGATAGCCTCGGGGCTACCAACCGCGATACCAAACGATGCTCTTCTTCGTAAGCACGAACGATTCTGTAGTACACTTGCCGGACGCTCTTCTTGAAGTCGTCCGGCTTCCATTCTTTGCGCTCTTCCGACATCGCCACCGCTTCGTATCGGTTCGGCGGCATAGTGAATATAAACAACGGATCATGCTTCGCGATAAATTTTAGCAGCGTCTTATAGCAAGCTTCGTCGCTCGGCCGAACGGATTTCCGGATCGACTTTCCATACACTCGCTCCGATATGGCCGGGCACCGGTCTAAGATCGTCGGCTTGTCCGGATCAAACGAAAGCATCCAGTCAAGCCGGCGTTGTCCCTCGGCGTCGTCTTCCGGGGGGCCGCCAAAGCGGACATACTCGATAGCGGGATACAACGCTAGCACGCGCTTTATCAACGTTGTCTTTCCCGAGCCGTCGGGACCTTCTACGACGATCATTCTTCACCTCGTAAGCAATGGGGCGACATAAATAAAGTCTCTTTATGTCTATTAGCTTCATCGCTATTGACTATGTTTTTATTTCTTGCTATCTTTGAATATCCGCCGTGGGCCGACCACCTATAAATACTCCATCCGTGTTTCAAAAGATCTTCGTGTTCCTCATAATAGCCGGCAAGCACGATCCGATAACGCGGATCGGCGCCGCGCTTCTTTGCCCATTCACGGACATCATGCGCGACGGACAACGAATCGTATTTGCCGTATATTTTTTCGTTTCGCTTCGCTATATCAGAATACGGCGGGTCAAAGAAAATTCCGCATGTTTTCCAATTTATCGCTTGCCAGTTTCCGCCACAGACTCGCGACCAGTCGCCGCAAACGACGCGGACATATCGTAGTCGCTCAGACAAAGATCTAAACCAAGTCCACAGCGCTTCCTTATAAGGCGCGCGCGGATCATTATTCGTTGTGTTTGTAGTATTTTGTATTAGTCCGGTTTTATGTACACCTCCTCCCTTGTCGCCAACTTGCGGCATTTGTTTAGGACTTTTCATTCCGTTTGCTATCCAACACGATGCGCCCCATATCCAATAGCCGGCCATTATCGGATCGTACCATCGTTCGTCTTCACATAATCGTTGTAACAAACGATCCTCTTCTCTGATTAAAGCGGCTTTGCGTGCCATTAAGTCAGCATGATTAACGGGCCAATCGCACCATCGCGCAACTTCGTCGGGATGAAATTGTATTGCTCGCCACGCATTCGCGACGAATCCGTTTTTATCGCAAACGGTTTCTGTACGCTTCGGCATCCAATTCGGGCGCGCGAGCAACACGGCGCCGGATCCAAAAAACGGTTCGATATAGTGATCCGGATCGCCGAGGGCCGCCCACACTTTATCGGCGACACGGCGCTTTCCTCCGAAATACGGGAACGGGGCCTGTAGACTCATTCGTTCGTCTCCTCGCTGAAAGCGCCGGCCGGCGCAGGCCTACTAAAAGCTACGGAAACACCTTGCAGCCGCCGGGCTTCGGTACAGTCCGCCACTGTTTGCTTGCCCACAGATCATCCGACCAGTCGGAAACGTTGCCGAATGAATCCCACACTCGCGCGCGGATCACATATAAGCCGTTGTCGAGGGCGGCGGCCTCGGCGCGAATGCCAACTCTAACAACGGCGCCGGCGATAACGATGTTGTCGGTAAACTCCCACGTCGCCACAACGGCGCCCTGTCGGACAACTTCAACATCGATCTTTACGATGTCGATATTCTCAGGGGAGTACACATCGTCAAACACGATGGCGACGGTATCGCTTGCGTACAAGAGCGCCGGATCGCTTTGCGTGCCATCATGTGGCACGATAGGGAACGACGCGCCGACGCAAAAGATCATCAGTCCAAACGTCGCCATCAGCAGAGTCAGATACAGCTTTCTCATTAAAGCACCTCGCGTTTGTTGGAAGCCGCCGCGCGCTCGCGCTCTTTCTCGGCGTCGGCCGGCGTCTTCTTGGAGTCAATCAAAAAGTCAACACGCTGCGCGCGGACAAATGCGCGCAGCCGCTCGGGGCCGATAAAAAATCCCATGTGCGTTATCGCTTGACCACGGCTAACGGTCACGCGCGACGGAACGCCGCATAAGTACCACTTGCCATCCTTGATTGTTAAGACCGCGCCGCCGCTATTTCCGTAAATGATGTTTGCGCTCGCCATCACATAAGGGCGCCGGTCAATAATCTCCTCAAGATCCGTGATATAGCCGAAGGCCGCGAGGGGATCGGCGCCGAGAGAGCAGCCAACGGCCCAAACGGGCTGCAGCAAATACAGTTCTGCATCCTCTGGATACAGCACGGCCACATACTCCGCCTTGTACGGAACATCGATCTCAAGCAGCGCGAGATCCTCGGCTTCCTTATGGCAGAACACAACGGCGCGCACCGGCTGGCTGATAACAGTCCGTCCGCCCCTATAATAGCTAAACAACTCCACCGTGATCGGATCGTTGTTTTCCTCGCTTCGGTACGATTGCGTCAACGAGTCCCACACTCGCACAACGTGAATCGCGCCGCTGATGACATGGTAGTTTGTCAAGACAAAAGTTCGATATTTTCCGGGAGCGGAGCCGGCGTCGGAAGAGTACACAATCGTTCCAGATCCGGCCGCGCCGGCCGACGACACGCGCACAAGGGGGCGCATTACGTCGTTCGCCATTTTGCCGAGATCGGCCTCGGCACCTCGCGCGACGCACGCCATCGCAATGCACATCAGAAATGCGGTCCACAGAACGCAGAACCAAAAAAGGTGACACTTTTCTTTGTCGGACATCACGGTCTCCTCATCCGTTCCGTTGTTGCATGGTATTCCCTCAAACAGTTACCGCACCATCGACACTTCGTTCCGTCCTTCACGCCTTCAATCTTACCACAAGAGTACACTCTTATGTTATTAAAAAACTCTAACATCACATTTTTCCAAGCCTCCGTCGTAATAGCACTGTATTCGTTAAGAACACGCTTTCTCGCCTCATAATTTTTTTTGTGATCGTCGGGCACATCCTCCAAGAAATACGCAAGAAAAGTCAACACGACTACAACATCGCGGCTTGTGTACCAATTTACGATGTCGCGCACAAGCGGCAAGTTCCACGTGCACGTTCGCGCGCGCACAAACATCAGATTCGGCGGCGGCTTCTCGATTTTATGGAAGTCGGTATACGTCATCCTATTCGGATTCGCCGTCAACACAACCGGCCCCGGGAAGCCGGCCAAGTCTATCGGAAACGATGTGTTGAAAAACTTCCGAGGATACCGCATCGCGCTCTTAAACACGGTCACGCGGTCAAAGTTACTATCGTTCCCGTCGTTGAACCTAATGACGGTGTTGTCGTCGTCAAGCATGTCTTCCGGCGGCATGTTCGGAAGATTTTTTTCGAGCGGTTCGAGATACGATCTTCCGCTCTGGAAAAAACAGTCGGGGCAGCCGACGGGGCACCTTGTACTATGCGGGATAGCACAATAGATTCCGCTTCCTTTGGTCTTTGGGTTTTCCTTGTAGCTCATATTTTGTAGCTCCTCGTAGTTTGCGGCAAAAGAATATGCAGCGTGTTTTTCGCGCGAGTCACGCCGACATAAAACGTTCGGTTTTCGTCGTCCGGATCGTCGCCGATATGTCGATACGTCAAGCGTGTCACATCGGTAATGACGGCCACGTTGTCGGCCTCGCCGCCTTTTGATGCGTGGATTGTATCGATATGCACACGCGGATCTGCTGATATGTCAACGCCACGTCGCAGCATCGCCAGATAGTACGCTCTTCTCTTTTCCGAGATTCCGTCAAACACTCGATACCATATGACATCGGCGACGCCGATGTCCTTGAATCGCACAACGTCTTCTTTCTTGAATTTTGCGCGCGCGCCGATTCGCTTCAACACGGTGTTGCCTTGTTCGCCGCTCGCGGTTCCGCCGCCTCTTAGATTTTCGAAGATCTTGATCGCTTCTATGTCATCGTGATTTACCGAGCCGCCGCGCCTCGTGGTATACGGGACGCCGCGCCGACGCGCTAGATCTTCCCACATCCGCAAGTGAATTCTATTCCTAGCTAATAGCAACCACTGGCCGCCGTCGTGAATCGGTATCGAGTCGTAATGCCGATGCTGTACGACGTCGCCGGCGCGCCCCGAGGGCGAAAAATGCTTGCGGTACCGTTTCCTTACTCTTCCGATGATCGATTGACTGAAACGATAAACGGCGTCCGGAAGCCGGTTGCTTTTTGGCAACACTTCGGTGGTGCTCGGATCGAGCGACAAAAATTCCTCGACATCGGCGCCGCCCCATTTATAGATCGCTTGATCGTCGTCGCCGGCGTAGTACACTCGCTTCGCGTTTCTGAAAAGAGTCCTTGCGACGCTCCATTGCAGCCGTGACAGATCTTGCGCTTCGTCAATGATTGCAACATCGATTCCGATGGGCGCGCAGGACAAAGCGCTTTCGAGCATGTCGGTAAAATCAACTAATGCGTGAAGCTTCTTGTAAGCCTTGAGCGTCTCAGAAAACCATTGCAGCCAGTTCCAACGAATACCTTCCCCGTATCGGCGCGCAACTTCCACTAGCGGCGTTTGCGTTACTCTTGCGAAATTGTCAAGAAAAATTCCGCGATCACCTATCGATCCAGAGTACGGGCTTAAGTCGCCGGCGTCAATGGTTGTCGAAAACTTTGTGCTAGTGTACGCTTCGAGTTCCTTGAAATGCTCGGCATTAGAGCCCAACACTTGCTCCGCTCTAAACGCGCATAGCGAATAGGCCAAAGAATGCAGCGTCCGGAAATACGGCGTGTCGTGCTCGCTTAGCTTGAAGCGGACTAGTACGCGCTCGCGCGCTTCCTTGACGGCGCGTCTCGTGAACGACACAAACGCAATTCTATCGGGCCTCGTGCCGGCGGACAACTCAGAGTCTAAAATGTCCATCAGCCTATGAGTTTTGCCGGCGCCGGGGCCGCCAAGTATGAGATGCGTATGCATTAGAAGTCGCCGTCCGGGACACGTTGTTTTGCGTTTTCTGTTTGCTCAGTAAACGCAGAGCGCGGCATTGCCCAATACTTTGTCCGCTTACCATAAAACGATCCGGTCCGCTCCTCGGCGCCAGACTGGCGAAGCGTTGACCAGATCCAGTTGATCTCGTTCCGTTTTTGAAAGCGCCTTGTGTCGAGGAACTTTGACAAGTCGGCCGGCCGGAAATAGTAGAATTTTTCGTCCTTGAAAACCGCTCCGTTGAGAATGTCGGCTAGCTCGGCCGCCGGCGCCGTGTCGGCGCAGAATTCCTCGGTCAACGTCAACAACAGACCGCTAACACTCGCGTCTTGGGGAGCCGACACGATCTCTATGTTCTCTAGCAGTTCGTTGATCGTCGCACGCCAGCTATCTGGATCGATGTCTCCGGGGACAAAGTTTATTTTCTTGATCGCAAACTTTGCAAATGTTTTCTGATCAGCGAGCACGGTCTCATCGTTGAATGAGCATCGGCGTCCGTTGATTGTAACATACCACACCGGCGGATCTGAATCTATTTTTTGCAAGTCGGCCATATCAACGCCGAGATCTTCGCCGCCGCCGTTACAGCCGCTATACCGACACAGCTTGCACGCCGCACGGTCGCAGTTTTTGCGGAGCGCCGGATCGGCGCAAGTGTAC